TCTCCAGTTACCCTTAATTTGTAATTACTAAGTGATTTTTTCTTTTTGTCAGTAGACCCAACTTGAACATTATAGTTTCCGACTGTGTGTATAGAAAATGTACTTTCCGTATCAACTAACTCATGTCCTTGTATCTTGTTTAACCTATTACCCATTACAGTATTGTATGAGTGACCACTTATATGTTCGTATTTGTTTCCCTTGACATTAATATTGTAATCACCCTCTACCATAAGGTCAAAGTTGCCTTTAACATACATGTATTTGTTGGTTAAATCAATGACATAATCATCACCGACAATTTTTTCTACCTTGGTTCCATCTGGTTGAATTTCTCTAAATGTTCCAGCAGTATGATATTCGTGTATTCTTTCCGCGTCTGGTGTGTCATCAACCTCAAAAACATGTCCACTTTCTGTTTCCCTTACATGGTTATATGGATACTGGGATTTAGAAGTTTCGGAACCTTGTGGGTGCGGTTCTTCCCAATAAGTTGGTTCGTATATGCCTGGCGATACTGGAACTTCTTCACCATCATTATCATGGTCGTATGGGAGTTCTTTATTATTCCACCCAGATATTTTACTTGCGAATCCTCGTGGTATCCCCTTATCATCCTCTTCAGCTCCTATCCTTGTTTCTCTTTTCCCTTTCAATGAGTAGTGATTTTCTGACATATCACCTCTAGCAAGTCTAGAGGATGAAGCTTCTCCCAGAACATTCTTACCTACATCAACCTCATCAACACCTTCCGCGAGACCAGTAAGTTTATTGCCCTCTGAGTCTAATACACCACCAAGACCATCACTAACCATTCCCTTGACTTTATCCAGTAGTCCTTCATCTTCTGATATCTTTAATTCTTTTCTTCGTGGGAATTTTCCATTTGGGTCATAGAATCCTCTTTCTGCTAATGACTCTGGTGATTCTGATACATCATCTATTGTAGGTACATTATCTTCTACACCAAAGGAACCCATGATAACTGGTATCTGTCCATCTTCACCATCAACAAAGAATCCGATTACAGTTGAACCTTCTACTAATCCAGTAGGTGATGAACCAACACCCGATATAGCAGCTGAGGTAACTGGTTGCATAGGAATAGACCAAGGCAAAGATTCGGTTGGCAACACATTTTTGTCAAGTGTATGATAACCTATTATACGGACGCGATATCGTCCGAACTGTTCTGGGTCATTCCTATCTTCTACGACTCCTTGCCACCATGCAAAATTGGGGTATCTACTCATCATGATATATCTCCTACACTATCTCGTACTACTTCCAACTTCATTATATGACTATTACTTGCGACTGATATATGATGTCTAACAGCGGTAACACTATAGATTCCAGATATTCTCTCATCAAACAAATCTTCTGGTTTGGGGTCACTACCCTTTTCAGAAGTATTTGGAAAGTTTAAATAAACCAACATACCCAAATCAATATCTGTTCGGCCTGGCACTTCAAAATCAATTTGTAATCTTTTTAATTCTGATACTGCTGTATCTCTGTAAGCAGTATCTAATATAAATCTCCAATCATAACCAAAGTTTTGGTCAGTCCACATTTGTGAAGAACCTATTTGTACATTCAATGCAGACCTTGGATTGGTTAAGGGCACTTGTCTCATTGGAGTATTGTTCTCTATATGATAAAAATCCTCATAACCAATAGGTATAGTTCTTTTGTTTTGTTCTTTTCTTTTTGGTTGAAGCGGTGTATAATCAAACTCCAAGTGGTAAGGAATCCGCGTGGTCATATCAAATCCGACTGTCAAGTTTCCTTGATATCCAGAAAGTTGGTCATCTAAGTCATTTGTAAAATGAGGAATATTTAAACCAGACATTGTGTTTTGTTTCTTTGACAGAAAAGGACTAAGATAGTTATAACCACCCCGAGCAGTTCTTTTCTCATCTAATTGAAATGCGTCACCGCCCGTGGGAACATAAAAGAATTCGTCATATATTGTTTGTTTTTCTTTATAGTAAGCAGCCATCTTAGAAAGACTAACTGCATAATGTCCTTTGTCACTTTGAAAGTATCTAACATTGGGCATCAACTCTTTACCCCCAGCTGCAGCTGGGGCACATTTATTTGCAAGGAAGTTAAGACACTTATATGGAGTCCAGTAGTTAGATATAAAACATATGTTCTCTTTTTTAAATCCTTGACTTCCACCAACATCCATGAACTCAAGACCTTCACCATCTCGCGTACCACCTTTATTGCTAATTACCTTTGGTTCTTTTAAGAACCTCGTATAAATGTCTGAAAATATTTCTTTTGGTGAACCAGTAAACCTTTCACTAATTACAATCGTATTATTTTTATATCCCTCTGGTGTTATACACCTTAATATATAAAATTGTTCCCTGTCATCTTTAAATTTTCTTTCGGAAATAGAGTGAATAACAAATGATTGTTCTATACATTGTGATGGATTATTATCACTTAAATGTCTAGATACAAACTTTACTGTTATAATCTCTCCGCCAACGATAGGAAGATTACCCAATAGATTTCTACTATCACCTATAGACAACTCCATAGTAAAATAATTAGTAAATATACTTTCTTTAATAACAACATCACCGACATAATTTCTTATGTCAATAGTTTGACTTCCCGATTCTGGGGATGTTAAAAGGTCTATAGCGTCTATGGTTATAGAACCTGCTGTTGGGACTGAGTTATCCATTATATATTATCTACCCTTTATCAATCTTTTAAATTGTCCTGCTATTTCACCAATAAACTCTTGTCTTGGTACTTTAATTCTTCTCTTTCCTTCATTAACTTTTTCTTCATGTTCAATATTACTTACTGATTTAATAACACCAGTATTAAACTTCGCTTGGTCATAATCAACCCTAATATCAGAATTTGTACCATCAACATAATGGTGTGTTTTTTGTAAGTTAAGTTCACCGTATCTTTGTTTTGCAAAATTGTTTAAATCAATAGTCGATTTAGGCCAATCGTGATATGGGTCTATAATCTGATTACAAAGTAATATAACCCAATAATAATCTACAGTATTATATAAGTCATAAGAAAGATGTTCTGGTCTTTGTCCGTCTTGAACATCATAAGTTTCCATATATGTGAGGTTATCGAAAAGATCTTTTGTTCCCACACGGCGAAACAAGTCTGGAATATTAACAAGACTTCCGTCTATTACATACGCGGTTCTGGGAAATTGTTTAAAAAATGCCATTATTTGTCTCCATCTTTTGCTTCTATGGTTTGAGAAGTACCATCCGCGTTAGTTTTCTCTTCTAGAACTTCTGCTGGTTCCTCACCCGATACACTTGGGCCTAATCCTTGGAATCCACCCATCACATCTTCTTGTCCAGTTATATCAACAATAGAATCTCTGTGAAGAAGTGTTAGTTCTTTAAAGTTTACAGACATAGTAATTTCAGATGGAGCACCATCTGTGCCTTGGAACGCGGTATAGTGTCCACCTTGACCATAGTCTACTACAAAGTTTACCAAAGCAGTATCATTAAAGAAGTTAGTAAAATAAGCATTCTCTTTATTCTTATATTGATAGATTATCTCAAACTCAGCAGGATATTCTAAAAACAATTGATGGGTACTTTTTTCTGGTGTCATATATCTTTCAAATACATTGACTATTTTTAAAGCTTGTAGTAATTCGTTTCTATTTCTCGGTGCAAATTTAAATGTAAAGGGGAAATTCCTAAAGTTCATCGTTTTAAACAATGTCTCCGTGAATGGATTTTGTACTTTACGCGACATCAACTCTATACTGGATTGAAGAGGTAAGTTTACACCCAATTGTTTTGTTATGTTCATTGTACCAGCAGCAGTCCTAAGTAATGCTTGTCCAGCTTCACTTGAACCATCTGTACTTTTTAACATATCTATTACACCCTGAGTTCCACCCTGAGTTACCATTGCACCCATAATAGAACCGAAATCTGTAACATCCCATTGTGCTTGCATTTCATTCTTTGGAGACATTGGCATAGCCATTCTAATGCGAGCAACACATTTTCTAGTAGTTTTAGTTTCCACTAATCCAGCTGCCATTTCACCAGCTTTACCAGATAGGGCAGCTGCACCAACACCAAACAAACGAGACCAACCACTCCCAGCAACCGCTGTGGATACACCTAAACCAGCTACCACGCCTTTCGTGGTATCTTTAACTATTTGATTTGCTTGGTCGTTAGTTAAATTACTCATCAAATCTTCACCACGGCCTGCATCCCCCAAATGAGTATTTGCAGCTGCTTCCGCATCTGTCTGTCTTATCAAAACATTAAACATTATTTGATGGGGAAATTCGTCTGTATTGTCTAATCCATCTGGATAAGATAAAGACTGAAATGTAATTTTTTTCTTTGTTGGTTGTGGTGGTTTTGAGTCTTTTGCTTCTTGATTGGCACCAGCTGCTGTTGCAACTGCGTCTTCGGTATTCGTTGGGTCACTTCCTTCTTGCTTACTGCCTCCGCGTGGTACGCCGCCTGGTAACCAACCACCAAGCTTTTTATCTAACCAATTGTAAACACTCATGCAAGAACTCCGAATAAATAGTAATATGTTATTATTGGACTATTTATAAGATGCCGTACCGAAAAGATATACACCAAGGGAAATTTATTCCAAAAAACGCGAGAAAGTATCGCGGAAACATATCTAATGTTATTTATAGGTCAGCTTACGAACTAAAATTCATGAATTGGTGCGACAAAAACCAAGATGTTTTGGAGTGGGCATCTGAACCTATGGCAATACCCTACAGGTCACCAATCGATAAAAGAATACATCGTTACTTTGTTGACTTTTATTTGAAGACAGTTGGTGGTACATATCTCATAGAAATCAAACCAGAACGATTTACTAAACCACCAGAACCAAGGAAAAAAACAAAGAAGTACTTACAAGAGATTGCCAACTATGGTATCAATGAAGCAAAGTGGAAATCGGCAAGGGAGGTATGTCTTGACAAAGGTTGGGAGTTTAAAATAATTACTGAGAAAGAGTTGGGAATGTATTATAAATAGTCATTATGGCGAATCCATTTCTACAAATAAGACCGAATTCTGACTCTGGAAGAAAGTCGTTTAATTGGTATATGAACCAAGTAAAGGGAGTTATGCGTGGCGTAACTAACCCTTCAAGCGCTATAGCTAATGAGATTGGTAAACCAGTAAGTCAATTTGATATAGGTTCAATGTATTTGTTTAGATATGACGCAAAATTTAAAGAGAAACTGCCATACTGGGATGCTTTTCCTTTGTGTCTTCCATTTCAACCTACTGAGAATGGATTTTGGGGATTGAATCTACACTACCTACCTTATATGACAAGAGCTCAATTACTAGGTAAGTTAATGGAAACTACGCAAGATAGAACAATAGATGATAAAACTACAATGAGATATAACTGGGCGCTATTATCAAACTCTGCACAATTTCCAGAAGTAAAACCATGTGTAAAAAGATATTTAACAAAACAACTAAGGTCTAAGTTCTTTGAAATCAATCCGCAAGATTGGAAAGGTGCTATATTTTTACCAGTAGAAGACTTTAATGTTAGTAAGAACACCGTATTCCAAAAGTCTAGGAGAATGATTTAATGGCTTATTTTAAAACAAAAGACTTCATTGCAAAAGTTAGAAAGCATGACCTTGCGAGGTCTAATAGGTTTGAGGTAGTAATTAGTTCGCCAAGCGGATACTCAGAGGATAGAGATATATCATTGTTATGTGAAGAAGCACAAATTCCAGGCCTGCAAATTCAATGGGCGCCAACAAAAATATCTCATTGGACAGAACAAAGAGCACATGGTATAGAATACTTCGGTGACACAGCAGCATTTACATTTTTCTGTGATTCTAATTGGGATGTAAGAACATATTTTGAAAACTGGATGACTCAAATCGCTGACCCCCTATCAAAAGAAGTTAGTTTCCCAGACGAACATGTGGGACAGGTAGAAGTGTTCTCTCTTGACAGAGAGGATAACATAGTAACAAGATGGAAACTATATGACGCATTTCCAAGACTCATGAACATTCTACCAATGGGTCAAAGTGCTGAAGGTATAGTGAGAGTCAATGTGACATTTGCTTTTAGAAGGTGGACTTCTAGAGGTGTTGTATCGAGTGATTCAGAAAGGTTGTTTGGAATACTCAATTTCCGTAAGAACGGTATTAAGAACGCTATCAAGAGTAAAATTGCTCATAATATTAATGATTGGATTGATTAAATTATTGGAGGTTTGTAATGGCATTACCAAAGGCGAAATATCCTTTGACAGACATTTTTGTCTATTCGTTAGATAAAAAAATTCCGTTTAGGCAATTTTTAGTAAAAGAAGAAAAACTATTTGAGTCACCAGAGTCAGATAGGCATGTTCTAATAAAAGCAATATCAGATTGTATCACCAGTTGTTCTTTGGGTAAAGTAGATGGAGCTACTTTGCCTATCTTTGACTTACAGAACATATGGATTCAACTATCTAAAATATCAGAAATACCACTTCCAGATTGGTCATTCATGTGCGGTGAATGTGGGGAGTATAATGAACAATCAATCAGTTATGATGACTTTGGATGGAAACTAACTGAGTACCACACAAATATACTTACAATAAGAGATGATTTGATAGTAAAAATGAGATACCCTACCGCTGGTGAATTGTTTGAATTTGATAAAGAAACAATACCCTATTATGATATCGCTGCTACATGCATCGACTCAGTTAAGATAAAGGGGGAAAAGGTAGAAGATATATCAGAAGAAGAGAAGATAGAATTTATTGAAACTTTGACAAGTGCAGAGTTTGAAATTATAACATTATTTTTTGCATCGATGCCTGTGGTGCAAAATGTAATAGAGTTTGAATGTGGAAAATGTGGAGCTGAAAATGAAGCAGTAATGAATGGATTTTTCGGTGAATCAGAATAGGTTTTGGAGGATAATATGGCACTACCACAAACTGAACATCCGCTGATAGATGTTCATATACACTCTCTCAACAAGAGTGTAAAATTCAGACCTTTCCTAGTAAAAGAAGAAAAATTGCTTGTCTTAGCAAACGAAACCAAAGACCAAGAAGAAATGGTTAGAGCCACACAACAAGTGGTGACCAATTGTTCTTTTGGTAAAGTACAGGGAGATGAACTCCCTATATTCGACATGCAAAAAATCTTTTTGGAATTAAGGAAGGTCTCAGTATCAGACACAGTAGACATAAGGTTACTATGTGGGCATTGTGAAGCACCAATAGATGTTCAAATATCATTGGATACTTTTAAACTTCATGAAACAGAAGGACACGCGATGGACTTTAAAATTGCTGAGGACATATCAGTAAAAATGAGATATCCAAATGCTAAAGAACTTACTGCTCTGGGACATTCAGAGACAGAAAGTGACATTTACAAAGTCGCTGAAACTTGTATAGAAACTGTTTTCTATGGAGATGCAATCATTGAATTTAACGAACTGAAGGAAGAGGAAAGAAGTGATTTCATTGACAACCTAACTTCAGAACAGTTTGCACACATTAAAAACTTTTTTGAGTCAATGCCAGTAATAGAAAACCATGTCGAATATAAATGCAACAAGTGTGAAAAAGACAATGTTGCATACTTAAATGGGTATTACGATTTTTTCGTATAAGCCTTTTTCACGAAAATTTAGAAAATTATTTTAAAACTAACTTTCTACTTATGCAAGAACATAAATATAGTTTAACAGAAATAGAGAGTTGGGTTCCGTGGGAAAGGCAAGTATATATTTCAATGTTGGTTCAACATTTAAAGAAGAAAGCGGACTCAATAAAAAATAACAAATGGAGATAATTAAATGGCATTCTTTGTACCCGCTTTAATGGGAGCAGCCAGAGTAGGAATGGGTCTTATGAGAGGGACGGCTGGGGTAGCAAAATCTGGACTAAGAGCGGCGGGGTCTGTTACCAAAGGCGCGGTTGGATTTGGTGCTGGAGCAGCACTAGCCGGCGGTGGTAGTGGTCAGACTGCTGTGCCTTCTTCAAATGAACAATCAATGGATAATGTTATTCCGTTTCCATCAGCTGCTGGTGGTGGAAGAAGAGGTGGAGGAGGTTCAGGCGGAGTATCAACTGCTCAAGCTACTTCCGCGTTACAAGATGGGGATTCATCGAATCCAACAGTCAATGCTTTAAATGATATAAGAGAAGTTCTAGTAAACATAAAAGGTGATACCGCTACGATAGCAATGGGGTTCAGCGGTAAGGCAGCAGAATCACCAGACGAAAACAAATTAAATGCAATGTTTGGTGGAAAGGGTAAGGGTAGTGGAATACCCAGCGGAAGTGCTGGATTAGGAGCAGCTGCTGGTGGATTAGCTGCTATGACTGCTATGGGTCTATTTGGTGGCGGTGAGAAAACAGACGAAGAAAAACTGAAAGAGGTATCTGGAAAACTTGAAGATGGCGTAGATAACTTTACTGAAAAACTAACTCAATCATTAATAACACAAGGTAATAAATTGATTGCTGCCAAAAGTCTAGTTGGTGGAACTCTGGATGCAGCTAAAACTGGCGCAGTTACCGCTGCCAAAATGGTCAAGAATAAAATTACTGGAGCACCAACGCCTGGCATTGATAAGGCTGGTGCGCCCGCGATAGACAGTTCCAAGGTTGTTGGTACTGACCCTCAAGGTAGAAATGTAGTGCAATCGCAAAAAGGTAATTTTACTGTACAAGGTGCGGATGGTAAACCAACTACGAATATGGTCAAACCAGAAAATGTTAAAGGATTAAAAGTCGGTATTGATGGAGCTAAAAACGCAAAAGGAGCAGCGAAAACGGCATTAGCAAAAACTGGTAAGTTAGCAACTTCATTGATGAAAAATATCGGTAAGTATGGTATCAAACAAATACCTCTCGTGGGTGCAGCTGCTGGTCTTGGAATGGCAGCATGGAGATTAATCAAAGGGGATAAAGCAGGGGCAGCCGCAGAACTGGCGGGTGTCGCGTTAGTTGGGCCAGTTGGTGGTGTAACAATAGACGCTGGTCTTCTTGCTAGAGATATGTACAACGATGTTTATGGTGACCCAGAAAGTGATGATATGACAAAAAGATTCCCCCATGATACAGACGCGGCTACAGAAGGTTCTGGTTACGGAGAAAAATTTAAAGCTATCAAAGATTATGTGACAGGTAAACTTAAAGAAATGAAAGAGAACTTTGGTAAAAGTGAAATGGAAAAACCAACAGATGCAAGACCAACATCAGATGATCAGGGTTATTTTCAGTCCGATGAATCATTCGCAAACGAACAAAAAGAATGGGATGAAAAATGGGGCGCCACACACAATGAAGATGGAAGTCTAAAAGCGGCACCACCAGAAATGGAAATTACAGAAACTTCTGGTGATGATTTATTAGGACAATCCACACCAGCAGAAACAGAAGGTGGTTCTATAACAATTGATTCAGCATCCAATCAAGTAGCAGATGCTCAAGCAAAAGCAAGTGAAGAAAAGGCAATGCAAACTGCAGCTCTAACAAGTAGTACGCTCGGAAAGTTAGAAAACTTTGTCGGAGGCATTGGTGGAAAAGTAGAATACTTACCTGTGTTAGTATCAGATAAATCGGTTGTAGATGCTGAAGTTAATAGTCTTATGGTTCAAAAGAACAGTTAAGTTTTTTCTGGATATATCCATCAACATGGTTTAGGATAAAACTCTCTCTTCTTTCCATATGTGTTTGTGTCTGAAAATCATCCCAAGTAACACTAGGGTCAATAAAGAACTTATCATACATGAATGGGTCTAATATATTCTTTAGTTTTGCCTGACTAAACTCTTCCACGCAGAACTTAAAACATTCATACATGGTAGAGTAGTCATTTTCCCACATAATGTACTCGCCAGAGGTCGCCACATAGTCGTAGAGGTCTTTATAGAACGGATTGATACTCATGTCCCACTTTATATCATCTTTGGGGAATTTACCCTCTCTATAACCGTAATCTTTCCAATTTAAATCAAATTCTGAACTATGATTAAGAGATGGTTTACCTAGTAACTTAATCATCAATATATTCATATGATAACTCTGGTCTGCCCAGTATTCAGAACACCATTTTACTGTATCGCGTAGACTATCAATGGTTTCATATGGAAGTCCAGATATTAGTGATATATGACCTTTATAGAATCCAGCATTCTTCTGAAAGTATTCTTTAACTTCTAATAGTCCATCCTGTATCCTACCAGTATTCATCCCCTTACCAACAGATTTAGCTGCCTTGTGGTTCATACTTTCAATACCATAGAAATGGGATGTAATTCCCATCTTGATTAGGTTATCCCAATCTTTAGGACGCGAAGCGATTAAATCACCACGAATATACGCGGTCATCTTTGGTTGGAATGGAAGTTTTTCTATTACATTAGCAAACTTCTCAATCTTCTGTGGACTATCATTGAATGTTTCATCTAGGACAATATAATGTTCTGTTCCCCACTTATCATAATTCTCTAACATCTCATCATAGACGCTTTCTGCTGTACGAGAGTAATCACCCTTGACACCTAGTATTGGGAAACTACAGAACTTACATTTAAACTTACACCCACGGGCAAACTCCAAAAGAAGTATTTCTCTTGGGTTCATAAAATCGGTTTCTTGATATGATACTGTTAAGTCATCTCTGGGGAAAGACTTGTAATTAACATATGCATTAATTATATTATTGAAGTGTATTGGTTCTGGGCCACCATCGAAATGTTTCATCAATTCCAACATGGCATTTTCACCATAACCATAGACATACCAATCCATGTCCAGACTACGCATACTTTCATTTTGACTACCAGCGACACGCGGTATATCTGGATATTCCTGTTTTAACCATTCAACCAGTTCTTTAACAACTGGACTATCTAAAAAGAATGTAGAACCAAACCCAAAGAACTTGCAATTCTCTGCTCTAGGTTTAATGTATTCTTTTAATTGTTCTATTTTCCATCGGTGAACATAATCTATTACATCTATACTATAACCATTCTGCCTCAAAAAAGTGGCAATCTTGTGTCCGCCTGAACTTCTTCTTATTGAGATGTTTCTTGAATCTTCTTTATGAATTGACCCAGCAAAGTCTTCTAGTTGTCCACCAAATATAATTCCATCCATAATTTTCGCCATAAAAAAAGGGGCGACACTATTTATGCCGCCCCTCGCATAACTAAGCTGAGATATTAACTATCGTCAGCAAGTTTTGCAAAGTACGACATTGCATCGTCATCACTATCTGAACCATTGGAGACTACCTTTGCTTCAGCGTTTTTGTTAACAAACAAGTCATCTTCAATGTCGCCTGTTTGGGCTGCGACAGTTGAAGCAGTGGGAACCTTGCTTGCGCCTTGAAGAACCATACCCAATTTGGATTTAAGGTCTTCATAAGACTTGAAGTTAGATGGGTCTACAATCTCTGCAAGAGAGTATTGTTTCGCCCAAAGCGCCTCAATTTCATCATCAGCAGCTACTGGTGATGGTGCAGACTCAAACTCCGACTTGTCATAGTTTCGGAATCCCTCAACTTGACGAATCTTCAGTTTGAAGTTTCTGCCTTCCCAGAAATCAAAAGGATTTACTGGAGTTTCATCTTCAAATTCTGGC